AGACACGACCTGCCTCCGATGCCTGCGGAGCTGGCAGAGATCGTCCAGGTCTGCAACGCCTGTGCCCGGCTGAAGGGCCGCGAGAGTTGCCCCGAGCACCGGTTCAAGGGACTTGCGATCGGGTATCCGGCTTACGCTGAAGAGGACGTGTACGACTGGCAGCGGGACGGTCTGTGATGGACATCGGTGACGCGATCCAGAAGCTGGCGGACACGATGAACCTGTCACAGCCGGACATTGAACGAGACCTGGAACAGTTGCGGGAGATGTTCAAGCAGCGGACACACGGGGAGCTGGGGAGGTCGGATGCAGAACTGCAAAGGTTGCCGTCAGCAACAGACGAACGACGCGCTGTGCCTCGTGTGTATCGAGGACTTGAGCGCATGGCTTCGGCAGATCCCGGACCTGTACCACGAGTTGGGCTCCGTCCGGTTACCTGGGTCGGTACGTCACGAAGGCCCGCGAGCACGCTCGTCTTCGACTGGATCCGCAGCACCGGTCCGGCTGGCGGTCGTCGATCTCTTGGACCGCGGCGAGACGCTACGCCGGCTGTGGGACTGGACCGACCAACGGCTGCTCGACGTCCAGGCGATCTGTGACGGTTTCCGTCACCATCTGCTGAGCATCGTCACAGAGGACTGGGCAGGCGACTTCTGGCGCGCGATGCGGGCGCTGTGCCGGGATCTCGGCCGCACCGTCGGTGAGCCGGAGGAACGACCGGTCGGCAAGTGTTCGAAGCCGGTCGAAGACAGCGACGAGCTGTGCCGGGGCCAGCTGTTCCGGACGGCCGACGGCGCCGCGGTGTACTGCCGCCGGTGCGGCGACAAACCGGAGCTGCTGGAGGCCCAGGTCTGGGTCAGCCTCGAGCAGGCGGCGAGGCTCGTCGGCCGGCCGCTGGAGACGGTGCGGACGTGGTACAAACGCGGGAAGCTGGGCTGGTCCGCCGACTGGACCTGGGAGCTGCCTCCGCCACTGGCCACGACGTACGGTCGATGGTCCCAGACAATCGGTCCCCAGCCGTTCCGCATGGCGTGGCTGCCGGCAGCGGTCAGACTCGCCAACGCGGGGGTTACCACATTGCCACGGTCGTCAGGTATCGTGAACCACGGATCGGGGGCGGAGCTGTCGCCGGCCGTCTTGCCGGGAGCGGGAGTCTTTGGCCACCTACCCGGTGGGGGCGGCAACGACGACAGTGATGATGGACAACGAAGCGGCGGAACTGGTGGCTGGGCGCCGGCCCCGATGAACCGTGAAGCCCCGATCCCCCAAACCTCCGTCCCCGCGGAGTGCACCACCCCCACTGGATCGGACCCCGTTGCCCACCTGACAGCGGGGTCCGACTCATCCGCGGTCACGACTGATGTCGCTGGGGCAGAGCAGTACGCTTCTCAGCGCGAACAGTCGGCCAAGTCGACGGACCGAGCACGGTCGTGACCGCGAACGCCTTCGCGATCGCCGCGGACCTGTGGACGACCCGGAACAAGCGGCGGTCGTACCTCACGGATCCTGAAGCCTGGGCCAACGACAAGCTCGGCGCGTTCCTGTGGTCGAAGCAGCGCGAGATCGTCCAGTCTGTCGTGTTCAACCGGCGTACGGCGGTCCGCTCCAGCCACGGACCCGGCAAGAGCTTCATCGCCGGCATGCTTGCCGCATGGTGGATCGACACCCATCCGGCTGGCGAAGCGATGGTGGTCACCACCGCGCCGACGCACCGGCAGGTCCACGGCATCCTGTGGGAAGAGATCCGCAAGCAGCACCGCAAGGGCGAGCTGCCCGGTCGCGTGCTGATGACCGATCAGTGGTATCTGGGAGACTCACTGATCGGTGAGGGCCGCAAGCCGGCCGACCACGACGACGACGGGTTCCAGGGCACGCACCGGCGCTACGTGCTGGTGATCCTGGATGAAGCATGCGGCGTACCGGAGAACCTGTATACCGGCGCCGAGTCGATCACCACGAACGAGCACTGCCGGATCCTCGCGATCGGGAACCCTGACGATCCAGCGTCACCTTTCGCCGACGCGTGCAAGCCGAACAGTGGTTGGAACGTGATCGGCATCAGCACCTTCGACACCCCAAACTTCACCGGCGAGCCGATCCCGGAACAGCTCGTCGACCTGTTGCCGTCGAAGACGTGGCAGGAAGGCCGGCTGAAGAAATGGGGCGCCGACTCGCCGCTGTACCAGTCGAAGGTGCTCGGCCAGTTTCCGGAGTCCAGCGAGGACACCCTGATCCCGCTGTCGTGGATCGTCCGCGCGCAGAACCGGGACATCGTCCCGCGCCGGTACGACGAGTCCAAGCTGGGTCTCGACGTCGCGCGCTTCGGATCCGACCGCACCGTCGCCTACCACCACCACGGCGGCAAGATCCGTCTGGTGATGGACGTCGGCAAGCAGAAGACGACCGAGACCGCGGGCCGCGTCGCGAACCTGTGGAAGGATCTCCGGACGTCGGACATCAACGTGGACGGCGTCGGCGTCGGTGGCGGCGTCGTCGACATGCTGGACGAAGACGGGTACCCGGTCAACGACATGCAAGCCGGCGGCGGGTCGTCCGCACCGTCGAAGTTCCTGAACGCGCGGGCCGAGTGGTACTGGATCCTGCGGACCATGTTCGAGCGAGACGAGATCGACCTCGATCCCGAAGACGAAGACCTGGCGTCGCAGCTGTCGAGCATCAAGTACAAGCACACTCGCCGGGGACAGATCCAGATCGAGTCCAAGGACGAGATGAAGAAACGCGGCATGCCGTCGCCCGACCGCGCCGACGCCGTGATGCTCGCCGTGAACGAGCCGATCGACCCGAAGATGAGCGACAGCATCGGAGCGCTGTGATGGAGAACCTGAGCCCTGAGCAGTGGGCAGCCGAGGAACGGCGCCGTTCCGAGGAACTGAACCGGCAGCACGAAGCTCGTCTCACGGAGCTGCGGGCGACCGATGACGATCTGACCGTGCAGCAGCGGGCCGAGCGTGACGCGCATCTGGTGGTCTCCAGCGACCAGCTGATCCGCCGCGCCGAGGGCCGCGAGGACCCGCCGGAAGGCCACGACATCACCGACCCGCAGTGGCGTCGCGGTCCCGTGTTCGAGCCCCAGGGCCCGGAGCCGGTCGACCGCGAGGCACTGAAGGCGGAGATCAAGGCCGAGATCAAGGCCGAGTTGCGCGGCGAGACCGAAGCTGAAGGCCGTTTGCGTAGAGACATCGAATCCGGGAACTGACAGGAGACCGCCGTGGCTGTTCAAGACGTCGTCGCCGCGGTGCTCGACTGGAAGGCCCGCATCCCGGACATCAACCTCTACGGCGACTACTACCGTGGCCGGCACCGGATCGGGCAGTACGCCACCGACGCGTTCCGCCGCGACTTCCGCTGGATCCTGGAGAACAGCCGGGAGAACCTGTGCAAGGCCGTCGTCCGCGGCTTCAGCTCGAAGCTCGAGATCACCGGCTGGGAGGGCGCCAGCAAGCAAGCGTCCGCGGCCGCGACCGATCTCGTCGAGACGCTGAAACTGACCAAGACCTTCAACCTGAGTCACCGCGAGGCGTTCCGCACCGGTGACGCGTACGTGCTGGTCTGGCCGGACAACACCGGCACGCTGCGACCGTGGCCGCACCTGTCCCGCAACATCTCCGTGCTCGCGGACCCTGGCAACCCCGACCGGTTGCTGTGGTTCGCGAAGATCTGGCTGAATCCGCAGGGATACGGCCGGGTCAACCTGTACTACCCCGGCCGCGCCGAGCGCTGGGTCACGAAGAACAAGCTACGTCAGCCGTCCGACGTCGCGTTCCGGCCCGACGTCCGCACCAACTGGCCGGACCGGCCGGCAGCGTACGAGCCGTTCAGCGACGCCGAGGACGGCTGGGAGCTGACCGCGCCGATGCTTCCCGACGACCGGGTGCCGGCGATCTGGCTCGCGCACGACGCCGAGGAAATGGGCGGTCACGGGGTCTCGATTCTGGAGGACGTCGTACCGATCCAGGACGCGCTGAACAAGAGCGTCGCGGACCTGATCGTCGGCGGCGAGAACTTCGCCCAGCCGCTGCGGTACCTGCTCAACACCCGCGCGAAGCGGCGGATCGACCCGGACACCGGAGAGGTCACCGAGCAGTCGATCAAGGCGGACCCGACGGCCAACAAGTTCCTGACGGTGCCAGGCGCCGGCCCGATCGGGCAGCTGGACCCACCGGACGCGACGAAGCTTCTCGCGGTCCAGATCGAGTACGCCAACAAGGTCAGCAGGGTCACCGGCCTGCCGGCGTTCTACGTCAGCCAGGTCACCGGTGAACCGCCGACCGGCGTCGCGCTGCGGGTGATGTCGACGAGATTGACGGACTCGTCGAAGGAAACGCAGACCGATTTCGGTCCGTGGTGGTCGGAAATGATGGACCTTCTCGGCGTACCGGACGTGAAGCCGATCTGGCGCGACCCGGCGCCGAAGGACGAGACCGAGGAACTCGAGGACGCCGAGGCCCGCAAGGCGATCGGCTACCCACTGCGGGAGAACCTCCGCAAGCTGGGCGAGGACGAGAAAGACATCGACCGGATCATGGACGAAGGCTGGGGCCAGGAAGGCGTCCCCAACGGCGGCGATCTCGCGGCCCGCGCGTTCGAAGCTGGGGTTGATCCCTCCGACCTGCTGGGGTGAGCCGTGGCAGCGACGCGCGAAACGATCCGGCTGCACAAGGAACTCCAGCTCGTCATCGACGACACGACGTCCGGCTGGACACGGCAGCTCACTGCGGCGTGGGTCCGGTCCTGGAAGCTCGTCGAGAAGGAATGGATTGACGTCACCAACCAGCTGGCGATCGAATCGGCGAACGGCGCGACGCCGTCCCGCCGGACGCTCCGCCGGCTGAAGAACGTACGGCGCGCGCTGAACACCACGCGGGCGATGCTCGACGAACTCACGGTGCTGACCGGCGGGACGCTGGTCGGTGGGGTTCCCGACGTCGTGCTCGAGACCGCGCGCCTGCAGTCCCGCATCATCGGCTCGATGCTCCCGAGCGGAGAGCTGCGGGACCTTGTCGAGTCCCGCACCACACTGCCGAACCTGCAGCTGGATCGCATCGTCCGCCGTACCGCCCAGCAGATCACGTCCACGTTGCGGCCGCTCTCAGCTGAAGCGACCGAAGCCGTGGCGGACCAGCTGATCATCGGCGCGGCCCGCGGGCAGAACCCCCGTGCGATCGCGTCCCAGATGCTGAAGCAGGTCAACGGGGCATTCAACGGTGGGCTGAGCCGGGCGCTGAACGTCGCGAGGACCGAAGCACTGGACGCTCATCGGGACGCCGCACGGACGATGCAGAACCGGCACAGCGACGTGCTGGAAGGCTGGCAGTGGTTGGCCACGCTCGGGGACCGTACCTGCCCTGCGTGCTGGTCGTTGCACGGCAGCAAGCACCCGCTGTCCGAACGGGGTCCTGACGGGCATCAGCAGTGCCGGTGCTCTCGGGCGCCACTCACCAAAAGCTGGGCGGAGCTGGGACTGGACATCTCGGAACCGCCGTCGCTGATCCGAGATGGTCAGCAGGAATTCGCCACGCTGCCGAGACGGCAGCAGCTGGAGATCATGGGGCCGACCAGGCTCCGTGCTCTGGAAACCGGACGAGCCACGTGGAACGAGCTTGCACAGTTCCGTCACAACGACGGCTGGCGGGACGCGTACTACGTCAGGCCCGTCCGGACCTTCCAGAACAGGATGGGCAAGACCGCGTGACGCGGTAACAACGAGCTCCGAGAGGGAGTGCGGGAACGATGTTCGTACGAGGAATCCACACGAAGCTGGGACCGGTCTACTCGCAGGCACCCGCCGAGGGCGCCGCACAGGGTGGTGGTCAGGGCCAGCAGCTGCCGGCCGGCGTACAGCCAGGCTCCGCGGCCGCACAGGCGCTCGCTGCCCAGCAGCAGCAGGGCCAGCAGTCGAACACCGGAGGCGGGCAGCAGTCGGCCGACGGCAAGAACGACGACGCCGGCCGGGCCGGTGGTCCCGAAGCGCTGAAGGCGGATCTCGCCAGCGAGCGGGCCAAGCGCCACCAGCTCGAGCAGCAGGTTGCTCAGCTCCAGCAGGGCCAGAACCAGCAGATCGAGGCACTGAAGAAAGCGCTCGGTCTCGGTGAGGCCCAGACCCCAGAGCAGCTGGCAGCCGCGGCGACCGCGGCCCAGAACGAGCTGAAGGCAGCCCAGGCCCAGGTGTCGGTCGCACGACTGGCCGGCAAGGGCGGCGCCAACCTGACGGCGCTGCTGGACTCCCGTACGTTCCTGGACTCCCTGTCCAAGATCGACGCCACGAACGACGACGCCGTGCTCACGGCGATCAAGTCCGCGGTGCAAGCAAACCCGGCGCTCGCGGCCCAGCGGGTCGGTGCCGGGGCCAACGACGCCGGAGCCGGTGGCGGAGCGGGCGGGCAGAAGCCTTCCTTCTCAGACCTGATCCGGGCAGCTGCTGGACACGGCAGCTGACGCTGCTGCCATGACGGCAGCTACCTACTACCAGACGGAGGTTGCCAGTCATGGCAGTCATCTCTCGGGACGACGCAGC